CTAAAGTTTTTTTATCTCGGCCTCCTTTACTTTCAGCACTTCGTCCATCTTGCTGACTACGGCCATGAAGAGTTCATCGTTGGTTTTGAGCTCTTCATCGCCGGCAACCCATAACTGCCCCAGCATTGTTTCACTCATTTTAATAGGGTCTTTGATGACGCTTGCGTAGCTTAAGTCGCGCCGTGTGGGACGATGCAGAATGCAGCTTTTGCCGTCGACGGTAATCTCAAAAAGGTCGCCGTGCTTCTTCTTCCACTCTTGAATTTGTTCTTTACTGTATTTCATTTTTTTGCCTGTTAAATGGTTTTACGTACTGTTTACACGCTCTTTTTGTCTAAAAAGACAAAGGGGATGGTCTTTTCTTGAAATTTGTCACCCTGCTTCCATTCGGTGTTGTCCTCTGTGAACTCCACGCCAATAAGCGTGTCTACCGTGACGGCATCGCCGCGGCTGGGGTTACCATAAGCTACCACGATGTCGAGTGACACATTCAGGATGTCACCCTTGGCAGCTTGGCGCAGGGCGTTATACTCACTTTGCAGAAGCGTAATCTCACCGCTATGGTCGTAGTTGCCCGACTGTACAGCGTGAGGCTTGTTACCTTTTGCATAGACCAGCTCCTTTTCTTTCTTGGTGTTATACTTGATGCCGCGGATACCGGTGACGGGGCGTCCGGCCATTACGACATCGATGTCCGCCCATTCGTATTCTCTTGAATTAAACATCATTCTATTGTTTTAAAGTGATTGAAGTGGGCAGGCGCGAAGCCCACCCACGAAATGTTACTTACCTGCTTCTACCTGAAAGCCCAACTTTACGTCCACGTAACGAGCGTACCCGAACGGCCGCACCTTCAGCGTGAGTTCAATCTTCGAGGTTGAGAGAACATTTTGTGTCGGGTCGACGTAAGCCTTGCAGCCTGTGCCGTCTGTATCGGCAGACAGTTCGCCCGCTGCAGTCATAGCGCGGTTGACGGCATTCTCCATCATCTGCTGCCAGGCCATGATGATGCCATGCTGCAGCGTGCCATCTTCATTGACGGACAGTTCATCCATCATCAGCTCAAGCAACGCGGCGTAGGCGATGCGGTATGCCTTGTCGATGGTGCGGCGCGCAGTGATATGGGCATAATCGTCGGTCTGCTCGCAGGCCAGGCGGTCATCAGTGAAGAAGTAGCCGGCCTTGCCCACGTACTTGCGTGGGGTGATGTAACCAGCATCGTAGAGGTCGCTCACAGCCGAGGCGTTCTCTTCCACCGGCTTTTCGCCGATGAACATGGCGACGGGCTTGAGCGCGCCGTTCTTCACACGCGCTATATTACGCTGCACGGGCAGCGTGGCCAGTCGGCCCGCCATCAACCCAACTGCAGCCCCCTCGGAGGCTTTCACCGTGTCACCGATGAGCACGCCAACGCGGTTGTAGGCCTCCTTGTGCAGATCTTTCACTGCGCCGTCCTTGTAGCCGCGGCCTTCCAAGATGACGAAAAGCGGAGCATAGAGTGATACGGTCGCCCACTCTGCCAGCTGCTGCGCCTTGGGCAGAGCAGTAAAAAGGTCGTTGTCAAGTCCGTTCGTGGTTATGGTCGCCTCGCGCCCATCTCCAGCCACGAAAATACCGCGCAAGGCACCATTCTCAGCCGTGATGAGTTCTTTGATGATTCCCGTGTCCTTATCGCAGAGCTCGGTGAAAGTCTTGGCCTTGTCAACCGGGAAGATGACAAGCTTTGTCCCTTCCTCTGCCTCGGTATAAAAGTCCTGCACATGCTTGTACAAGCGGGGGTTGTTCTCGGCCGTCACACCCAGCGCATCTAATTCGTCGAAGGTATGCAAGGTATAGGCCTTGCCGAGTTCGAGTTTCTTCGTGACAGCTGCTGCGCCGCACACGAGGGCAAAGAGTCCGTCGGGGCTTTCCCCGACAGTACCCAATTGCCCGTTCAGAAATTGTATTTTAATTCGTGGTAACATACGCAACTCCTTTCTTATTTAGCGGCTTCCGCAAGCAGGTAGATGCCCTTCTTGTCATAGCGGCGTACTGAACCGCCCGTGCGGAGCAGGAACGAATAGATATCACCGTAGTACATCGGATTGTTCGTCGAGTCGAACATCTTTACTTCGCCCAGTGCGCGGCTCACCGACTTGTCGTGCCATGCCAGCGCGGCAGCCAACTCACCGGCAGCAGCTTCCTCACTCCACGGCAGCAATGTCTTGTCGTTCTTCACACGAAGAACCTTGCTGCGTTTCATGATGTTAAGGCCGTAGAGGTTGCCCAGTACGCCGCGCTGCATATCAGCCGAGTTTTGGAACATCCACTTGTCGCTCTCAGAGAGGTCGGCCAGCAGGTCGGCGTACATGTACGCATCGAGCAGGATGTAGCGTCCCTCTTCAGGCACGTTGTCGGCGTCCATGCGGGTCATGATGGCCAGCAGGTCATCCTTGGTGATGCGCTTGCGCTTGCCGGTGGCAGTTTCTGAGGTGTGTGCGTCACGTTCGGTGGTACCGGTAGTAAGTAGCACATTGGCTGCAGGTACGCCTGCACCCCAACGTTCGAGCAGGTTCAAGTGCGCTTCATTCTGCAACTGACTGCGGTCATTGCTGATGATGGAGCTGCGCTTGTCATAGCTGAGTTCCACCGTGTCAATGTTCGGGATGTAGATCGGGTCGGTTGTCAACTCATCGATCTCGTACTCGAGGTCATTGTCTGTACGGGTGTTGACTGTCGCAGGCTTTGCCGTGCGGTTCTTCTTCACGTTTGAAGGCTTACCCGCGTTGGGGATAATTACCTTATGTGCCTTGACGAAAACCGAATCGTCTACTGATTTCGAGGCAAAGCTGTTGTCGGGGTAGAAGTTCTCTACCAGCGTGCCCTGCCAAATACTGATGTTTAATGCCATTTTCTTATTCTGTTTAAATGTTATTCAAATCGTATTCGAATGCAATTCTACTCTTTGTAGTCTATGCCGAATTTCTCTTTGTACTTCGCCTTAAAAGCGTTCAGGTCTGCGTTGCGCAGATTAGACAGCTGTCCGGCCTTATCCAGTTCGTCCCACGTCTTATCCGAGAGTGATGTGGGAGAGGTTCCGCCGTCGAACACATCAGTAATACGACGCTCGGGCTGGGGCTTCATGCTGTTGATGAGTTTCTCTGTATTTTCACGGTCGCTCTTCATGAGTGCGGCGAAACTCTCTTTCTGCGCATCGGTGATGCGCTTCTCGGCAATGGCCTTGTCGATGAAAGCCGTTACTTCTTTGTCTTCCACCTCTTGCAATTTCTGCTTATAGGTGTTGACAGCCTTTTCCAGTGCGTCCACTTTTGTGGCCTTGTTCTCGAGATCTCGGATATGCGCGAGCACATCGTCTTCACTCGCCATGTTAGCGAATGAAGGGACCTTTTTGATTGAATCTAATAATCCCATTTCTTCATTTTGTTTTAATGGCTGCATCTGCAACCGGTTGTTGAAATATGTATAAATCGCTTCTGTCGTCTGAGTGGGCACCGGCTCTTCTGCCATCTCATAGATGCCGTCGATAAGTTTTATCTCGAGTGCTTCACGGGCGGAGAGCCAGTGATCCTTTTCATCGAAGTATATAGATAGTACATCCTCCTTTTTCATACCGCACCGGCCCGCAATCATCCCGGCCAAGTCACCCTGCAGAGCTTCCATCTGTGCGGCCATCTCCCGGAGGTCTGATGCATTGCCCCACGCACCGCCGCTGACCGAGTGCAGCATCAGCTTGGCATAGGGCGACATATACAGGGGTTTACCACATAGAGCTATCACACCTGCGATACTGGCAGCCACACCATCAATATAGATAGTGATGTCGGCCTTGCTGTTTCTTAAGGCTGTATAGATAGCCATGCCTGAAAATACATCACCGCCACAGCTGTTGATGCGCACGTCTATCTTGTCATACTGTGCCTGTAGTGCCATCAGCTCGGCAACCACGCGGGCACTGTCCACGTGTTGTCCGTCTCCGACATCGCCGTAGAGCAGGATAGCTACCTCGCCGCCTTCCGAAGGGATTGTGTTGAAAAATTGTTTCTGCATTCCGTTGGTTTTTGACGCAAAGATAAGGGCACTTTTTGAGCTGACAAAACGACAAAAACGCAACGTTCATCCGTTCGTATATCATTGCATTTCAGCATTATAAGAGGTATTTTATATTTTTATAATCACACAAAAAACATGAACTTTGCATTCGTAACAACATATTCCAGATGAAGACGACAATAGACAAAAAAGGTATCGCAAAATCGCTGTATCTCGACGGAAATTATACACAAGAGGAGATTGCCGACAAGGTAGGTACCACCCGGCAGACGGTAAGCCGCTGGGTGAAGACGGAGAACTGGGAAGAGATAAAGGCTTCCGTTACCATCACGCCGGCACAGATCATCGCACAATGGAACCGACAGATCGTTGAAATCAACAAAAAAATCAATGCGCGGGCAGATGGTGAACGATTTGCCACCACACAGGAAGCCGATGCACTCTCCAAGCTGGCCGGCTCCATCAAGAAGCTCGAGGGCGACATCGGTGTGCCCGATTGTGTGTCGGTAGCCATGCGCTTTCTGTCGTGGCTGCGGCCGCTGGACATAGAGGCAGCCAAACAGTTCAACAACCTCTTTGATGCATTTATCAAAGACCAAGCAAACAAAAGTAAGTCATGAGTAAGCTGACAGACAAACAAGCCCTTGAAGTATGGTGCAGGTATAACGAAGGACTGGCCAAAGACATCGATGTCGATGAAAGTCTGTCGCGCTATGACATCGATAAAAAACGAGCGGAACTCGAGGCTGATCCCATAGCGTGGATACTGTATTTCTTTCCGACGTATGCCAAGTATGAGTTCGCACCTTTCCAGGTGAAAGCTATCAAGCGCATCATAGTCAATGAGGAATGGTACGAGGTATTGTCCTGGAGTCGTGAGCTGGCGAAGTCGACCGTGGCGATGTTCGTCATTATGTACCTGACACTAACCAAGCGCAAGCGGTTTGTTGCGTTGGCTTCCGCCACCATTGATGCCGCCGAGCGTCTGTTGGCCCCTTATAAGATTAACTTCGAAAAGAACCCGCGCCTGCAACAGTTCTACGGTAAACAGGAAGTATTGGGCATGTGGACGGACAGAGAGTTCAGTTGTGCCTGCGGTGCGAAGTTCATTGCCCTGGGTGCAGGGTCGGCTCCGCGTGGTATGCGAAACGAAGCTATCCGTCCCGATGTACTGTATTTCGATGACTATGACACCGACGAGGATTGCCGAAATCCCGTCACGCTCGATAAAAAGTGGCAGTGGGCAGAACATGCCCTGTATCCCACACGCTCCATCTCAGAACCTACACTGGTGCTGTGGTGTGGCAATATCATCGCCAAAGACTGCTGTATCACGCGTGCCGGCAAGCTGGCCAACAGCTGGGACATTGTGAACATTCGCGACAAGCACGGACGCAGTACCTGGCCACAGAAGAACACAGAGGAGCAGATAGACCGCATATTGGCAAAAATCTCAGTGCGTGCCCAGCAAGCCGAGTACTTTAACAACCCCATCGCCGAAGGTAAGATTTTTAAGAACCTGCCTTTCGGAAAAGTGCCATCTTTAAAAAAGTTCCGCTTTCTGATCGGGTATGGCGACCCCGCCTACTCGGACAGCAAGAAAAAAGGAAGCTCCACCAAGGCCCTGTGGCTTATCGGTAAGTATAAGGGTGTCTACTACGTAATAAAAGGTTTCCTGGCCCATGAAACCAACGCTCGTTTTATCGGCTGGTATTTTGAATTAGACAAATACGTGGCAGGCAAGACGAACGTGTATTGGTACATCGAAAACAACAAGCTGCAGGACCCTTTTTATCAGCAGGTCTTCAAGCCCTTGTTGCGTGAAGAGTGTGCCAAACGGAAGACACAGCTCTTCATTCGCGAAGATACGCGAAAGAAGACCGACAAGGCCACGCGTATCGAGGCGAACCTGGAGCCACTCGACCGGCTGGGCACGTGGATATTCAACGATGAAGAGAAAGACAACCCGCACATGCAGGAACTCATCAACCAATTTAAGCTCTTCGAGCTGACGCTTCCATACCCTGCCGATGGACCGGATGCTATTGAGGGCGGCGTGACCATGGTGGACCAAAAAACGGGGGAACTGGAGCCAACCTATACCATCGCCCTTAATGATGAGGATATGAACAAAGACAATCCATTTATATTGTAAATATGAGCAACTTTATAGACATAACCGATTATGACGCGAGTATACACAAGGAGATACTCGACAGTCTGCTACGACAGGGAACAGTCGACTACGACCCACAGATTGTAGAGATATGCGAAGATAGGGCCATCGCCGAAATGCGCTCGTATCTGAACAAAAAGTACGACTGTGACAAGATTTTCTCCGCGCGCGGCACCGAACGCCATGCACTGATCCTAATGTTCGCCCTGGACATCACCATCTTCCACATCTTTTGCCAACATAATCCGTATAAGATGTCGAAGATACGACAGGATCGATACGACCGCGCCGTAGAGTGGCTCAAGGGTGTGATGCGGGGCGACGTGACCATCGACGGGGCACCCCTATTACCAGCCGACGAACTCGAGGATAAGTCGCGCTGGCAAATCAAAGCCGACGAAGTAAGGCCGGTGTTGGGGTAATTCATCATGCATAATTCACAATATCATAGTTAAGCAAAATGGGAAATCTAAGAGATAAACGGGCAAGCAACCGCCGTATTACACAGGGCGGTATGCTCACAAAACCGGGAGAACGGCAGCCGGACGTGGTGTTGCAGATGCCGGAACTGTTTCATTTCAACCTGCAACATTACATGAACGCCGTCACGTCGGCGCAGGGTATCGACTACAATAACCGCGTGCGGCTGTATGACATGTACGAGAGTGCGAACTTCGACCTGCACCTCACAGGTGTTATGGCGAAGCGGTTACGTGGAGTAACGCAAATCCCGGTTGAGTTTAAACGCGACGGTAAGCCCGACGAGGCAATCAACAAGCAGCTGCGCTCGCCGTGGTTCAAAGAGCTGCGCAAGGAACTCATCCTCTCCGAGTTTTGGGGCTTCACCTTGGTGCAGTTCCGCATGGGAGAGGACGACAATATCCGCGTCGACTCTATCGACCGCAAGCACTACGACCCCGTGCACCGCCTCCTGTTGCGCTACCAGGGCGACATAGAGGGTGAGCCTATTGAGTTGTACCCCAACACACTGTTTGTCGGCTCGGAACGCGGGCTGGGTATCTTTGCCGAGATACTGCCCGCCGTACTTTATAAAAAAGGAAATATGGGTGACTGGGCACGGTTCTGCAACATATTCGGTATGCCGATCCGCGAGTATACCTACGATGCGGGCGACGAAGAAGCACGCAGGACGCTTATCCGAGAGGCACGCTCACAAGGCACGAACGCGGTGTATATTCACCCCAAGGACAGCGACCTGAAGCTACTCGAGGCAGCCAACAAGACGGGCAGCAGTGAGTTGTATCGCACCTTTGCAGAATATTGGGACAGTAAAATCAGCATCCGCGTACTGGGCAATACTCTCACCACCGATGCCAAGAGTACTGGCACACAGGCTCTCGGCACGATACACAAGGAAGAAGAGGACGAGATGAATGCGGACGACCGTGAGTTCATCCTTGATATCCTGAACTATCAGATGCGCGACATTTTTGCCAATCTTGGCTTCAACACCGAAGGTGGCGAGTTCGTCTATGCCAAGAAAGACAAGGTGGACGTGGCGCAGCAAATCGATATCGTACAGAAGTGTGCCAATATGGGCCTGCCTATCGACGACGATTATCTGTACGAGACCTTCGGTATAGCCAAGCCCGAGAACTACAGCGAATTAAAAACAAAGAAAGAGGAGGAGCGTGCTGCACTGCGCGAACGGATGCAACAAGAGCCCACAGAACCTACACCTCCTACCAAACCCACACCTCCCACTAACGCCCTGAGCCGTTTTTTCGGCATAGCCCCGAAGCCTGTCGGGGCGGACAACGATTTTTAATCGACAGCCTTTATTACGGTGGCAACCACTGCGGATGTCACAGCCACTTCCGCAACGCCGGTGGGAATGTCAGCTTTTCTGCCGACATCTTGAATGACTTCCTGCACGAGGTGTACGACGGTTTCGACACGTCCACCGAGATTGAACCAGGCATGTGGCGTGAGCTGCTGCAACTGTTGCACGAGGCTGCAGTACAGGGATTGGCACGGGGCGACTACCAGCCACGGCACAACGATGATTTTCTAAACGCCATGCGTCATGGTAATGAGGTATTCGCTGCGTTCAAGGTGCACGCCATGGGTGAGGCGATGGCGGCCAAGCTATTAGACTCGAACGGCCATCTAAAATCGTTCGAACAGTGGTTGAATGATGTTCAAAGCATCTCATCGCACCATGTTGGTGCATGGTTGCGCACTGAATATAATACGGCCGTGCTGCGGGCACATGCTGCGGCAGACTGGCAGGAGTTTGTCCGCAATAAAGACGTAATGCCCAATCTGCGGTGGATGCCCACCACGTCGCCTGATGCCGAAGCCTCGCACCAGTCCTACTGGGAAAAGAAACTCACGCTGCCCGTGGACCACCCATTTTGGGCGAAGCATCACCCGCAGGACCGGTGGAACTGCAAGTGCTCGCTCGAAGCTACCGACGAGCCTGCTTCGCCGGAGGACCTGGTGGAGGATATGCCGGCTCCGAGTCCGCAGCAGGGACTTGACAACAATCCGGGACGAGACGGACACCTCATTAATGACACGCACCCCTACTTCCCTGAGAACTGCGCCCACTGCCCATTCTATAAACCGAAGGGTATTAGGAATCGGATTAAGGCTGTGTTTCAGAATCGCAAAAAAGACTGTTTCCATTGCCCATATATTGATGCCAAGCTGCCGGGTAAAGAGTGGGGCAACCCCAGCATTCAACCACCCGAAGTAAACACCTACAAGCGTACACACAAAGGGCAGGTACTTGTCTGTCCTTATCACGGTGAAAATGAGCTTGTTGACAACAAACGCCTTGCAAACTTCCTCGCTGACAAACTGAAGACAAAGGTATATCTGTTGCCCCGGTTGGAACAGACAACCGAGGAAGGACGTAGGTTGCGCCGTAAACTGCTGCCGCCTGGTGTAAAAGAGGGAAAGAACCCTGACTACCTGATAAACGGTCTGCTGTTCGATGGAAAGTCCATGTATGGCTTGAAAAAAGATGCCAACATGAAGGAACAGCATAACGCTATTATCAACCACATTAAGAAAGCCAAGAGGCAAGCAGACAACATCGTGCTGGAGATACCGAGTTTCGTAGGTAGGGAAACGATACACCGAACTGTTAACGGCTACCTTTCGCAAAGCAGGAAAGAACGGATTATCATGGTGCATTGGAAGAATAAATTACTGGTGTATGGAGGCAAAACAAAACGTTAGACTTATGGAGTCTAACGTTATGGGAGGTTCCGGAGACGGCAAGCCGGCTCTCCAGTACCGATGCAAAGATATGAAATATTTCGTTATGAACAAACTTTTAAGCAATTATTTTTATGAATGCTAAACAAATAGCCGACATCATCGCCCGTGCACCGAAGCAGGTGGAACGTGCCATGCGTGACGAAATACCACGCAAGGCGGCCATCATAGCAAAGAACCACTTCCGTCAGAACTTCCGTGATGGTGGCTTTACTGATGACGGACTGCACGCCTGGAAGAAGACAAGGCGGCAAGAAGCAGGAAGCCCTTACAAGCCGCTGACCTCAGAGCGTAATCATCTGATGAACAGCGTCGATGCCGTATCTGCGCCGGGACAGGTGACAGTTGTCAACCCTGTGCCGTATGCACGTATTCACAACGAGGGTGGCACCATTCACACAAATCCTACCATCACGACAAAAATGCGTAAGATGGCATGGGCTAAAGTATATGCATTGGCAGGCGTAAAGGGTAAAGGTAAACTGCCGAAAGAACTGCCCGAAGAGGCAAGGAAGTGGCGCGCGCTGGCACTAACCAAGAAAACGAAACTCAATATTACCGCAAAAATACCCCGACGACAGTTCATCGGTGATAGCAAAGAACTGCGTGTAAAGATTAATCAAATCGTCATTAACAAATTAAATGAAATAAAAAATGGAATCACTTCTCGTTAATCTCATCAATAAGATTGCAGGTGAGCTGCCTTGGGCGCGTACCGTGGACGAGGACTACGGCCAGCTCGAGGCCCTCGACGACGAAAACATCGATATGTATCCGCTTACTTTCCCGGCCATCTTGATTGACCTGCCAGGCACAGAATGGAGCGACGCGGGCGACCTTTCACAGCGCGGCGTATGCGAAGTGCGTGTGCGACTTGCTATCGACTGCTACGAGGATACGCATGCCGGAAGCCAAACAACAGACCGAATTATGCAACGCGAGGAAAAAAGAAAAGCCCTGCACGCATTGTTGCAGGGTTATAGGGCAAGTAGCGAGGGGGCTTTGATACGTACCCGCTCAAAGTTCTTTACGTTCAATCACGGGATAAAGGTGTATGAGGCAACCTACACCTGCGCCATGTCAGAAACTACTCGGGAAAGAGCGACAATTGCGAAGAAGACGATTTCTGTTTCCGTAAGGACCTGAAGCCCATGTACCGGCTCCGTTTAACGGTCTGTCCGTCCACAGTCGCGCCTTCCATCAGCATACGCTTGATGATGCGCAGCGTGGTGGCCTCGCAAATAAAAAATTCTTCTGTAGAAAGTTTATGAATGACATCGTCGAAGCGCAAACGCTGCACCTCAGACCAGTAGTAGAACCGCTCGAAAAGTTTCTTGTCGCGCTCTTCTATGAGCTGTTTGTTTCTTCCTTTTGCCATCTTTCCCCTCATTCATTAATCAATATATGCAAAAGTAATAAAAAAATCCCTGCAACGGTAGGTGTTTTAGGGATTTTTTATATACAATCAGTTTATCATGGCTTTAACTTTCCGTCATGCCCAGCGGAATGCTTCTCCACATGCCGTTGATATCCTTCTGTTCTGCTCGGATAAACTGCTTGCTCACCTCGGGCTGATAGCTTTCTTCTATGATGCGAACGCCCTCGAGGAAACGACTGTCTCCTGTCTCCTCTGCCACCTTGCGCAGCTGTACGATACGCGAAGCCTTGAGCGTTCCCTTAGCATCACGTGAAAGCAGACGTAGCACCATGCTCACCAGCGACTTTGTCTTCTCATCTTTGGCCAAACTCTCGATGTATTCTTTCACGATACCGATACCGTCCTCGACTGTGTCCCGATAGCCGTCGGTCACATATACGCCAAGTGTGATGCGCTTGCTGCCTTCGGAGTTGGTGAAGGTGTGACTTTTTTGGTCATCCCTAACGGTCTTAAAGATGTTTCCCTTGAGTTCAAGGATCGTCTTGAAATTATCAAGCACCTGTTGCTTGCTCTGCTTGATTTTTTCGCTTACTGCAAGCAGCACGGGGATGGATTTCTCTATCTCGTCATCTACCAGCTGTTTGTACATCTCGCGGTCAGCACGCGCCTTAGCTTCCGCTGCGCGTTTTTCTTCAGACTTCCGGAAAGCCTCAAAGCGGGCTTTCTCCTCTGCCGTCATTTCAACGGTCACTTTTGTTTCTTCATTCATATACTTAACATTTTGTGGCATGCCCCATGTTGATGAAGACATAAGAGGTAGTGCCAGGTTTATCTTTGTTCTCTTGCTCTTTTAGCCCGCCCTTCCGCTTTATCGCCCGCAGCTTCACGGCAAGTGCTTCCAATTCGTCGATGCTGATGTGGCGGAAGGCTTTGCCGGCGATGCGCACATCTTTGCAAAAGGCATCCACACGGTTCCAGTCGGTGGTGTCGATGTCGAGCTGCTGCATGAGCTTGAGCACCTCACTGCGCCTGCACCGGAGTTGTCGGCGCAAGGCTTCGCGCTGCGCATCGTAGTCCGTGAGGCGTTCCATGTCGCGGCACATCAGGTCGTATTCCTGCGGTGTAGTCTCACGCAGCGAGGTGGTGCGGCCATCGGTGTATTGCGCCACCAGCGTCTCCTTATCGGCACCCGGCAGCAGCTTCAGCAGGGTGTAGAAGCGGGCATAGTTAAATCCTTTTTCCATAATTCTTGTTTTTAAGAATTATACACTCGTTTATATTCACCATCCAACACAAATACGGGCTCACCTACACCCATGACCCATACGCCGCCTTCGGTTCTCTTGCCTTCCGGAGCTGTTAATACTTCATGTATGCTACCCGGAGTTAGGTTTTCGAAAAACTTGCCGAAGGCTTTGCATTCCGTGATTTGAATTTTTTCTTTCGTCTCCATTTTCCTTTTTCTTTGAAGTTTGATAATGATTTTCCCCGTCTTCTGCTTAATAGGGAGGTTATTTTTGCATGTAATACACTTGCAAAGGCTTCCCATTGCGCTTGATCAGCAGACGTGTTTCACCATCCTCGGTCATTAAGTCGGCCGTTACGTCGCTCCTCACGTTGATATCGCGGCGCGTGTAGAGGCTGTGAATGAATGCGTCGATGAAATCAAGCAGATCCATCCACTCCTCGGGCGTGTTGTCAATGCCACGCATGGCGTAGTGCTGACTTACCTCCATCTGCAACCGCAGCAGCCACTCGGGCTTGTCGTGCGGTATCATTGAATAATACTTTAATTTTTCCATTTCCGTTTAACTTTTATCTTTAAAACAAACTCAGTTGGTCACCTTTTTGCCGAACGATTTCAATCCAGCTCTCATCAGGGGCATCGATGTCGCGCAGTGTTTCGGTATCAAAAGGCCCGAATACGAAACCGTTTTCACCTACCATATACTTTGCCGGAGCTTCTATCAGTTTGGCCCGTACATGCAAATGGGGACGTCGGGGGTTTTCCTGCTTGCCCGTAAGAAACGCAGGCTTTCCGCAAGTGCAACCTTCAAGGAAACCCGTCACCTGATAAATCCGTCCCTCATAGCATTCTTCATATCCGACCCAATGATTTCTGAATTTATCACCTACCTGTATCATTGCTTGCCCTCCATTGAATGCTTATCACTGCATCAAGTCTTCCGCTGCCTTTACACACGGGACACTCTTGCTTGTAACGTTCCCGATAGCAGTTCTCCTGCCAAAAATATCCGTTACCCTGACAATAAGTACACTCGTGCCCGCGACTTTCCAAGACCTCCGTCATACGCCCGCCAGGACTTGTCAGTCTTGGGGTGATTTCGATAGTTCGTTTTTCCTTGCTCATATTGTCTATTGTATTACTAATTGCACATTGAAATGAAACTCACTGCAGAGTCGCCTTATCTGCCTTATCTTGAACGGCTCGCCACCCACGCCGAAGAAGATAACGCGTTTGCGGGTATTGACCCTCACGCCTTTCTTCCGTAACCTATAGGGTAGGTTGTCTCGCTTGTTTGCCATATCACACTTTATTTGATGTTCTCAATATTCCTTCTTCCCAAACAACAAAACTGTTTCCGGCATCAGGATTGAAACGTCCCTGACAATAAGCCCTGAAACCGACAACCCTCACCTTCACGCCTGCTTTGTAGCGTAAGCGTAATGCACCACTGCCTAATGGTTGACTCTTCTTCTCCATGCTCACGAAAATAAAACTCTTCCGTGGAAAGGTTTCAATCAGTTTCTTGGTTTCGGGCCACTCCCAGCCGCTTTCCTGATAGCTGTCCACGATGATGAACTTCGCACTGTGCCGTTTCTTCAGCCTGGCGGTCAGGTCTTCTATCGTATCCTCTGTGACCACGCGGAACCAGCCCTGCCGTTTGTCCATTTCAAAAAGTTTGATACGGTCTTGGAAACTCTGACTGATACCTTCTTCATAGCTCGCATACAATACCTGCCCGTAGTGGGTCAGTTCACGAGCCAGCTGCATCACAAACGAGCTTTTCCCGGCGGCACTGGCTCCGCTGATGAACCATGTAGAGTTTTCCTCGGGTAAACCGAAACACTCTGCCCAGCGGCCACCCCACGGCAGCGTCTTGTAGGTCTTCATAGCAATCTCCTTCGGACTGTATGCTCGTTTGGCCATATCACTTTCTCCTCTTTGATTTCTTTTTCCCGCTATATTTATAGAACCAGCCCATAAGACGGTTGAAAGGGAGTGCTATGCCGTGAATGGTATTAAATACTGCAAAATCACCATCGTCGTCCACTTCTCCATCACAATAGCCATGAAATACCTGTAGATTATTCATCACGAAGCAGGCCTCTTGGTGCTCATCTATATTATTCAACTCGCTTCGACTCTTCAGCACCCTGCGTATTCCGCCTTCAAGTGTCACTGTTATCTTTGTTTCCATGTACTATGCTTTTTTTAGTTTCTCTATCTCTGTATAAACCCTTCTCAGCCCGCCGCCACTTCTGCGCACGATCTGTCCGATGTCGATGCCTTTCGGGGCATTTACGCTTGCTACCACACGGGCTTGCTCCATCAGGAACGCCTTGCGGTCATCTTCCTGGTCGGGTGTTACCCGGCTATACTTGCCGCCATAGCGCGAGAATATCTCGGCATAGCCCACCTTCCGGCATTCCATCATGCGGTCAATCTTGGCACGCAAGCCGTCGGCACCCATCATATACCAACCACAGCACATTTCTGTGGCGTTCCATAAGGCCTTCAGTTCAAGGAAAGCTTCATATTGCAGGTCGCCCGCTTCGTCGAGTACCACCAGCGGATGCTCCATCGAGCGCAGGTAATACACCAAATCCTCGTAGGTATCCTGATACTTACCACTTGTGCCCACGCCGAACTCACGGGCAATCTTCTTCACCAGTGCACGCTTGGTCTTCACCTGTGAGCAGTCCACATACACGGCATTGCGATGCTCGTTTACATACCAGCGCGCTGTATAGGTCTTGCCAATATTCGGCAAATCGCAGAGAATGACGCTCAGACTACGTTCCTGACACGCCTCCATCTGAAGGCTGATATACTTGAAGGTCTCCGTCTGTGCACCTTTCCACTCAATCGTTTCGCGTAGACTGACGTCCAGCCTCCGAGCGATATTCACCCAGTTGGCATCGCTCAGTGCGCGTTCCGTCTGCCCCTTTTTCAGCGTGTTGTAGACGCTTGCCGAGATACCCAATGCCGATGCGTGCTTTGCGTCGCTCGGATAATTCTTGCGGTTGGCTGCCATGGCCTCCAATATCCGCTGTTTTTGCTCTGTTGAAATCATATTCAAATGGTGTTTTAATGTTGTTCTAATATAGTTCTGTAGAAAACTTGCTGCTTATGACGCGTCAGTAATCAGTTGGTTTATGCTATATGTCTGCATACGCTCTCTCCTCTGCGCTTGGTAGCAATACCGTCGGCTCGTTTTTGTAGTCTTTTGGAGTCATTGGGGTAAGTTCCAATGGCTCCTCATGCTGCATCTGTGTGGTCGGTTTCAGTATTCCCAGCCCGTCGATAGTGTTGTCCTCTATATACTTGTTAAACTTTGCAATCTTTTTCTGCTGCTCCACGAATGCCGCTTGGTCTTCTTCAGTCTGTTCAGCCATTACGCGGTTGTAGGTCTTCACCTTTTCCACGGTGTCAATGAATTTACCATCTTGATAAATAAAGACTTCGCCGGGATTACCTTCATTGTCGGGCAGATAGCAGGCCGTCACCTTGTAGTTATTCGGCTCAAGCCGCTCCAGCACGCTTGTGTCGCTCAGCCACCACTCTTCGTGTGCCACCCGTACCGTTGAGTTCCTGCGGATACTCGTCTCCACATGTTCGCCGATATGATAGGCCAGTGTCTTTTCGTCATAGGGTAGCAGACCCGGATTGATGTTTGCTTCGAGCACTTGCCAACGTGTCATGCCTGGATACATTTTCTGATTAGGGTGCAGCATGTTGTTCCACTCTTCATTATCCTTACGGTCATCGGCCACCAGCTGCTCCCATGTAAAGTATTCTTTATCCTCATAATGTTCGTTGGTTTCGTCACTCACCTTCTTATACTCTTGACGCCATTTCCCTTTACCATAGAAGCGGCCGATACCTTCGTGGTTCTTGTGTATCACGCTGCGCTTTTTTGCACCGTTCAGCGGCTCGGCATATTTCTCCTGCGAGTTCAATGGGGCACAGAAGCGCACGAATTGAAACACATTCTCGGCTTTCAGAAAGCCCTCTTTGTAACGGCTCATCAGGTGGTTCTCCACCTCAATGCCGGCAGGGATGCCCCAACCATGGCGGGCTATCAGCCGGAACATATCGCGGAAACAATCCACCACGAGTCCCTCGTCTTTTTTCCGTGCATAGCTCGCGCCAAGTACACACTGGCTCACCACGTCGTAGGCATAGTAGGCATGTACGCGCTGCTTCGTATCTTTCAGTTTGCGCGTCAGGTCTACGTCGTCCATCGTGATTTGACTCAATGAGAACGAGCCGCCATGACGGTGCATGTGGGGCATCTGCTCGTGCATGAAAGTACTCCAGCCCGATAATTGCTGTTCAATGAGTATCTTGTTATTCGGCTTGTTTAGGTAGTTGTTGATGGTGGTCTCGCTCAACTCCTTCGGGTCGCCCGTCCTTTTGTCGGTAAAGTCATCAGGGTTCATCAGTTCGCCGGTCTTCGGGTCGTACACGTCCAGTTCGCCGCAGACAAACATGTTGTACATTTCAGCGATGTTCGTGTTGAACGGCTTATTGGGCAACACGGCCAAACCGAGTATCAGTCGTTCGGTCTTGTAGTCCACTTTTCGCGTGTTCTGATTGCCAAACTTGCCACTGATAAGGCTACCGTAGCCTCCATCCCTATACTCATTCACTTTTTTTCTGAAACGCAGTGCACTCGTGGGCAACGTGTGGCCGAATTCGTCTTTTAGAGCCTTGATGGCTTGCACCATATCCTCCCAGTTATACTTGCGCCCCATCAGTTTTTGTGCCGTGGCGGCACGGTTGTAGAGTTTAATGCAGCAATTCAGCACGCTCGCATTTGTCACATACTCCTTGATTTTCTCAGGACTCAGTTCCAAGCCAGTCTTGTCCCTGTCATGAAAGAACGCTACGGCGTTTTGGTCGGTTTCGTAGTTACTGCATACCCACAGCTTCAGATGGGTGAGGTCACCGTCGGGATAGAGTTCCTGCACCTTCTCCTTATAGACGCGCGGAAGGCTGTCAACGACAATCAGGGCGTAGTTACCTGCTGCACCGCCGCCACGACGCGCAACGTCGACCATCTTGCGCTGTGTCCAGTTCTGATAGTTCGTTTTACTAACAATACCACCATCAACCAGCTCACGGGCTGATACACATAGCTTGCCTTCGTAATACTCCATCACCGTCCTCCTTAATTCAATCCAGCTGCGTATGCTTGAATGCCCGGAATATCAGTCAACGACACGTTCTTATAGCTGCGCATGCGTTCGCCTCTTTTGAATACGACGCCACTGCCATCTGTCTTCGAGAGTTCTATCAGCACCTCGCCTGGTAAATACCCTCGTATATAACCGTCCGAGTCATGAAAGAGTTCCCCCTCCGGAGCTTCCACCATGACAATACCCCCGCGCTCTAAAGCCAGTGTACGTATCTTCTTTGCAAGGTCGTTGCCCTTGTTCAGGTCTTCAAAGTGAATGGCGTTGAAGACGGTACGTTGGGTAATCTTGAAAGCCTTCATGATGAATTCACGGTCTTCTTTCTTGATATGAATGTATCTTTTCATTGCTTTGTTTGTTTTAAGCATTATTTTTGTTAACTTTATGGCCAAATTCCAAATAGAAAAATATGGTACCTGCGGTATTACTTACAATCGACATTGTCCCTCTCGACCAAACAATGGACGAAAGAACGCTTCTTGAACTAATCGCTCCTTGTCTAAATCACCTGAAGGCGTTAAAGGGTAGCTTTGACCGCAATACTGACATACAGCTCTCTGTTGATCAATTCGTACAAGAAGATGGCAGTGTGAAACGAACCGCCCGTTTTGTGGTTCTAATCTCTGTTGGGATGCAACGTGCACAACACCTTCAGAAGGTGATTGAAGCTTATTGTTTGCTTTTTCGTTATGAATTACCAAACTGTCTTGTAAACGCTCATTCTGAAATCTTGAAATTTCAGTAGCTGAAAGTCTTTTATTGCTCATAATCTCACTTTTTAATAATTAAACTTTTCTTGGGCGGGCACAGGGAATCGAACCCTGCGGGAGCGACCCGGCAGTCCATGCTGCCCGCTTTGTCATCCTACAATCTATTCACCTTGAATATTGTTCACGCGCCGTTTGAGCGATGTTAGAATCATGTCGGTAAGCGAGATACATGTATAATAGGCTTTGTCCCGAAACCGCACAAGTTGGCTTTCCTCAACACTACGCATATCGCCAATCACTGCGTCTAAAGCATTAATCAACTCTTCTACCTTTTCTGTACTGACCTTGTCTAAAAGATTCTCGTTCATGCTCTTTGCTCCTTAAATTTGTTACTCTCGCCATTTTTTCGTATTTTTGGTGCGCCGTTCCAAATGGAATACGTTGCAAAGATACAGAATTTCTGTAAACAAACAAAATAAATTCAGAAAAAATGAATATTGAAAACCCATTTTTACAGAAAACCCATATAGATTACCGCTTTGTAAGGGCTGTACAAGAGCTTTTATCTGCTCATATTGCACAGACACAAGGTGAAATTGCAGAAGAACTTGGCGTAAAAACAGCTAAATTTTCAGAAATTATGAACGGAAGAATGCATGTCGGTGTTGATATGCTTGCTATTCTGTCTGAAAGTTACTTGGTAAGCCCAGAGTGGCTATTAACAGGGAGAGGTGAAAGGATGTTCCGTGAATCATCTATTTTACCAACTCGTTTGGAAGATGGAAAAGAAAGTTGGGAGCACCCATATACATTTGAGAATGAAGATGAAGTCCTCAAACAACGCATAGATGAAGTAGAGGAAACGGAACGCAAAGAGCAAGAACAAAATGCAGCTCCAACATTATTAACTTTAATTGCAGAAAAGGATAGACAACTTATTGCACAAGCAGAGGAAATCGGACAGCTTAAGGAGCAAGTCCGCCAACTAACTATTGAAAAAGAAAGGTTTGCCTCCAATGCCCATTCGCCGACTACTGCAAACGTAGTGTAGACTGCTTCCGCATCATGGAAATGTTAAGGTAAACTTCTAATCATGTCACCCTTAATCATGATAGGTTCACATCTCCCACGAACATCCAAGCGTACCCCTTAGCAGGGGTTCCCCTCCCCTAAAAGGCAGCTTTTATATACTAAATCCCTTTATATATAAGGTATTTCTGCATTCCAATAGGCCTAAAAGTTGCATCAAAAGTGTCAGTTTCCTACACTTTAAGCCCGATTTTGTTCGCTGGCAACCACTCTACGGGGGGTGGCGTGGCAAGAGTTTTGAATATCCAGTTTTAACAAAATGAATATCCACTTTGAATATCCACCTGAATATCCACCCCCTAAAATCACGCCAAAAAGTACAAAAAGCGGGTGATAAAACCACTTTGATTTTACCACCCTCTCAAACGGCGTTTTAACGCCTCTCTAAGCCGTTTCTTTCTCAGTCCTTATACGTCGCTCCAGAGCCGCCCGAAATCAGCGTAGACTGCTTTATTACAGCCCGTTTCGTAACGATTGTGCCATTACCTGAAAGCCCCGCATGAAGCAAGTAATTACGTGTCGCTCCAACCTGTTTCGACGTGAATACCGTATATACAGCCGATATGCTGCTGAAATACCAATCTTTCTGCTTCGTTCCCTCTATTCCGTGCAGTAGATGCACATGTATAACCTTTGCCATATTCTCATTGTTTGTTTTCTGCAAATATACCAAATAATAATTATATAGAATAAAAACGCATATAATATTTTTAAAAGAGGCAATAAAAAAGAGGCGAAACAATCGCCCCCCTCATCGCTCCACATCCCTCATCTGTAACCCCAAATTAACACCCATGTAACATTTATGTATCAATCGTCAGCCGGATAAACCCTCAGATGTAACACGAATGTAACACGATGTAACATTTCGTTTTGAGGAGCCTCGACTATCTAAATACGCGTAACATCTTGATATTAAACAACTTCATTCCTTTTCGGCCTCTCATCTTCTATATACGTTTCGTTCTGTGCCCCATAAAACAGCACTAACCGACACAATAAAAATAGATTTGGCCTGCGCACGTTTCATCATCTCTACAACCCATTTCCTAAACAAAAGCTCTTCTGCTATAGGGCCTAAAATGACCGTTACTGGAATATAAAGATAAAAATACAGGTCCACATGGTGAAACACACTACCAACTTTAAACACATTTGCTGCAACACCCCACACGACTCCAAGAGCTAAAGATAGCAATAAATGATTTAAATTAAAACGACTTGTGCTGCCCCATAGGCTCAAATGCTCTCGCTTATTCTCAATGAACAATGCTATCAAAATAATGATTGAACCTAACAAGGTCGTCATCAATAGAGGGAAAAGCGTATCTGCATAGCTATCAGATGATGCGAAATAAACTGTCGCAGGCATAATGATAAGCAGCATAGCCAGCATGGTAATCACAAAAAAGGCAAGCATCTTTCTTGCGCACTGGATGGGCGTATAAGGAATATTCAT